CAACGAATTACAAATTGGGAAGTATTTGAAAATCATGATGAAGAAGATGATGCTAAAGTAGACCAATTAGTTAGAATAATTCAGTATTTAAAAACATTACCTGTTAAGACAGTTTCAATTGATAAAGTTGAAGCCGATGATATTATAGCACATTATAGTCAAACCTTGCCTAAAAATGAGAAAGATCAAATTTTTATAGTATCATCCGATAAAGACTTTCTTCAATTAGTAAATAAAAATGTTATAGTATACAGACCAATAGAGAAAACATTTTACACTGAAGATACGATAGAAGAAAAATATAATATGTCTTCTTCTAATTTCATTATATATAAAACTCTAATGGGAGATAATTCCGATAAAGTAAAGGGAGTAAAAGGATTAGGTGAGAAAAAACTAGCTAAATTATTTCCTGAATTATTTCTAAAAGATATAACTATGGATGACATATATAACATATCAGAAACAAAAATGAAAGAAAATGTTATTTATGCTCGAATTGTTCAAGGGAGGAGTGATCTTGAGAAAAATTATAAGGTAATGGATTTAAGTAATCCCATGCTTGATGAAAATGATAAAGAATATTTAGATAGGGTTGCAGACGACAAAGATCTTTCGTATCTTCCGAAGCAATTCTTAGATATGTATCATGTAGATCAATTAGGAGGCATTATTAGAAATGTTGAATTTTGGGTTGAAGATATATTTGAAAAATTAGTTACAGAAAAATAAAAGTTATATGACTCTACAATCAATAGACCAATATGGACACCAATTCCAAATTAAAGTAATTTCGTCCTTATTAACACACAAAGAATTTTTAGTAAATATTCATGATATTTTAAGTGATGAATATTTTCCTAATCAATCTCATAAGTGGATAATTAAAGAAATTCTTCAATATTATGACAAGTATAATACTAATCCTTCAATGGAAGTACTTAAAGTTGAAGTTCAAAAAGTAGAAAATGAAGTATTAAAATTATCTATTAAAGAACAATTAAGAGAAGCATATAAATCTTCAGATGATGATTTAAAATATGTTCAAGAAGAATTTTCAACCTTTTGTAAAAATCAACAGTTAAAAAAAGCATTACTAGGTAGTGTTGATTTATTAAAAGCTGGGGATTATGATTCTATTAAATTTATGATTGAAAATGCTTTAAAAGCAGGACAAGAAAAAAATATAGGTCATGAATATAATAAGGATTTAGAAGCAAGATTTAGAGAAGATAATAGAATTACAATACCAACACCTTGGGATGAAATAAATAAATTATTACAAGGTGGTATTGGTGGAGGTGATTTTGGCTTAATATTTGGTAATCCAGGTGGGGGTAAATCATGGTCCTTAGTTGCTTTAGGTGGATATGCTGTAAGATTAGGATATAATGTAGTTCATTATACCTTAGAACTAGGAGAAGATTATGTAGGGAGAAGATATGATGCATTTTTCACAAATATTCCTGTAGATAAAATCCTACAGCATAGAGATAAAGTTGAAGAAGTATTACCTCAAATCCCTGGAAAACTTATCATAAAAGAATTTTCACCTGGTAAAGCAACAGTATCAACCATAGAGTCTCATATACAAAAAGTTAAAGACTTTGATATGGTTCCTGACTTAATTATAATAGATTATGTTGACTTACTTTCAACAAGAAAAAGAACAGCAGATAGGAAAGGAGAAATAGATGATATTTATACAAGTACTAAAGGATTAGCGCGTGAACTTAAGGTACCTATTTGGAGTGTATCTCAAGTAAATAGAGCTGGTTCTAAGGATGATGTTATTGAAGGGGATAAAGCTGCAGGATCTTATGACAAAATTATGATTACTGACTTTTGTATGTCACTGTCAAGAAAGAAAGAAGATAAGGTAAATGGCACCGGAAGATTCCATATAATGAAAAATAGATATGGTATGGATGGATTAACATTTGGAGTAAGAGCAGATACCTCAACAGGTCATTTTGAAGTACACGATTATGATGCAGATGATTATGAGACATCTACACCAACAAACCAGTCTCAAAGTTATAATGATTTCGATAATTATGATAGAAAGACTTTAAGCAAACAGTTTTTTGAATTAAATTCATAACTTAAACCAAACAAAAATATGAGTAAAGGAAACCTTCTTACCGAAAGAATAGTTTATAAGCCTTTTGAATACCCTAAAGCGCATGAATATTGGTTAAAACAACAACAAGCCCATTGGTTACATACAGAAGTACCCATGATGTCAGATATAAATGACTGGAAACAAAATTTATCAGAAACAGAAAAAGAGGTAATAGGTTCTATATTAAAAGGATTTGCCCAAACAGAAACAGTAGTAAATGATTACTGGACTGGGTTAGTTACAAGTTGGTTTAGGAAACCTGAAATTATAGCAATGGCTACTACATTTGGGGCTTTTGAAACAATTCATGCTGAAGCATATTCCTTGTTAAATGAAGAGTTAGGATTAACTAACTTTGCTGAATTTATGGAAGATGAAGCTACAATGGCTAAAATTGAAAATCTAATGAATGTTAGAGATAGTTTTAATGGTGAAAAAGATTGGCATGAAATAGCTAAATCACTAGCTATATTCTCAGCATTTACAGAAGGTGTAAATTTATTCTCTTCATTTGCTGTTTTATTATCTTTTAAAATGGAAAATAAATTAAAAGGAGTTGGGCAGATTGTAGAGTGGAGTATTAGAGATGAATCATTACATTCTGAAGCAGGATGTTGGTTATTCAGAACTTTATTAGAAGAATGTCCTGAATTAAAAACACCTGAATTAGAAGCAGCAATTAATGAAGCAGCCTTATTATCATTAAAATTAGAATTAGATTTTATTGAAAAGGTTTATAAAAAAGGAGATATTGCAAGTTGTAATCAACATGATTTGAAAAATTTTATTAAACATAGAATTAATGTTAAATTAAATGATTTAGGTTATAATTCTATTATTGACGATATTGATGTAAATTCCGTTAATAATATGAAATGGTTTGATCACTTAAGTGCTGGAAAACAACATACAGATTTCTTTGCAAATAGAGTTACAAACTACTCAAAAGGACATATGTCTTGGGAAATGGATGAAATATTCTAGTTATATTAAATAAAAGTTAAAAATGGATAATAATAGCTTAGTAGCAGATTACACACAATGGGAGAGAGGGAAAGATTACCCTGAATTTTTAGATGAAGTTGCTTTATCTACTATTTCTAAAGGTTATCTCTTACCTGGAGAAACTCCTAAAAAAGCATATAGAAGAGTAGCAAAAGCAGTAGCTATGCGACTTGAAAGACCTGATTTAGAAAGTAAATTCTTTAAATATATCTGGAATGGATGGATAGGACTAGCAAGTCCTGTTCTATCCAATACAGGTACAGATAGAGGTTTACCTATTTCATGTTTTGGTATTGATACTCCTGATTCTGTTAGAGGAATTGGTTTAACTAACGCTGAACTTATGAGATTAACATCTTATGGTGGGGGAGTTGGAATATCTTTAAGTAAAATCAGAGGTAGAGGTGAAGGTATTAGAGGAAATGGTAAATCTGAGGGAGTAGTTCCATGGGCTAAGATATATGATTCAACTATCATTGCAACTAATCAAGGTTCAGTAAGAAGAGGAGCAGCTAGTGTTAATTTAAACATTAACCACCCAGATATTAAAGAATTCTTACAAATTAGAAGACCTAAAGGTGATCCTAACAGACAGTGCCTAAATTTACACCAATGTGTTGTTGTAGATGATACATTTATGCGTAAGTTAAATGATCGTGACCCAGAAGCCATGGGATTATGGTTAGAAGTACTTAAATCACGTGTAGAAACGGGAGAACCATACATTATGTTTGAGGATAATGTTAATAAGAACAATCCTCTGGCATATATGATGAATAATCTTAATGTTTCAATGACAAATATTTGTTCTGAAATTACTTTACATACAGATGAGGAACATAGTTTTATTTGTTGTTTATCATCTCTAAACTTAGCTAAATATGATGAGTGGAAAGATACAGATGTAGTTGAAACTGCAGTATATTTCTTAGATGGTGTGATGGAGGAATTCATTCAAAAAACTAATGGGAAAGATTCAATGGCTAGAACTCATAGACATGCTAAAAAAGGTAGAGCCTTAGGTTTAGGTGTAATGGGGTGGCATTCATTCTTACAACAAAAAGATTTACCATTTAATTCAATAGCATCTACAGCTTGGACACATACAATTTTTAGTGATATTAAAACTAAAGCTGAAGCTGCAAGTAGACAATTAGCTCAAGAATATGGGGAGCCTTTATGGTGTAAAGGAACAGGTATGAGAAATACTCATTTAATGGCTATTGCTCCTACTGTATCAAATTCTAGAATTAATAATTGCTCTGCAGGAATTGAACCATACCCAGCTAATGTTTATGTTTTCAATGGAGCTAAAGGGACATTTATTGTTAAAAACCCTCACTTAGAAGAATTATTAGAAATTAAAGGCTTTAATACAGAGAAAGTTTGGGATCAAATTTTAGTAGATGATGGATCAGTTCAAAATCTATCAAATGAAGTATTAAGTGAAGATGAAAGAGAAGTATTCTTAACATTTGCAGAAATCAATCAATTAGGCTTAGTTCAACAAGCAGCTATTAGGCAAAAATATATAGATCAAACTCAATCTTTAAATTTAGCATTTGCTCCTACAGATTCCCCAAAGTTTATAAATTTAGTACATATGGAGGCATGGAAACTAGGAATTAAAACACTTTATTATTTAAGAACAGATTCAGTAATTAAAGGTGATTTAGGATCTCGTACAAGTGAAATTTGTGTTTCTTGCGATGGTTAGATGGTGCCCTTTCTATCTCTCCCGTATGTATAATAAAAAGTCATATGGTAGGAATTTATAAAATAACAAACCCTGAAGGTAAAAGCTATATAGGATTATCTAAAAATATTGAGAAGAGATTTATTAGTCATAAAAATCTTCAATTTAAAGGGAATAATAAATTATTAGAATCTCTTATCCAATACGGGGGAGATTCTCATAAATTTGAAATTATAGAAGAGATAGATATAAGTAATTTAGATTATAGAAAATCCAACTCTATTTTAAGAAGTAGAGAACGTTTTTGGATAAACCACTTCAAGACTTTCAAGAATGGATTAAATGAAAATAAAGGAGGTAGTGGGTGCAATTCTCATACTGAAGAATCTAAACGTTTAATAGGTGAAGCTAATTCCAAACCCAAACCTAAAGATTTTGGTAAGAATAGAAAAAAATGGCAACACACAGAAGAATTTAAAGAAAAAGTAAGAAATGCTCCTAGAAATCCAATACTAATGTATGATTTAGATGGTAATTTTATTAAGGAGTTTCCAAACAATCGAGTGGCAGGAGATTATTTAGGTGTATCCAAAAATATGATTTGGAATGTGTTGAATAAATTTGTAAATAAACGAACAGGTAAAGCAACAACAAGCACAAGAGGTTATACTTTTAAATATAAACGAGATGTGTGATATTTATAACAAATAAACAATTATGGATAATTTCGATCTAAAAAAATATTTAGTTGAAGGTAAATTATTAAAAGAATATGATAATATAGGCCCATCTACCCCTAAGATTTATCTTGTAAAAGAAGATGGTACTTTTGAAGAAACTTCTCTAAAAATTTTATCTAAAATTTCCAATTTAACATATGATATGGGGGGAGGGGAAACCAATTATTACCCTGAGAAAAATATAGTAATAGTAGATAATATTCCTGTAGAAGAATTTGCAAAATCTTCTGGAGATATAGAAAGTGAGAAGGTATATGTTGAATATAATTTGAATAAACCTTATTCATTTCCTAAAGCAGATAAAATAATTGCTTCTCAATTAATATATCATCTAGATGATCCTATTTCTTTTTCCAAAACAGTAAATACTTCACTTAAGGAAAATGGTAAATTTCAATTCTTTAGTGATTTGATGAATAATGAAGATAAAAAATTTCTAAAATATTTATCATCCGAATATGGTTTTGGTTTACCTAAAAGTTTACCTAAATTTAAAGGAAAATCAATTTCTCTAGTGAGGGGAGAATACAAATCTCCTAAAGAGGAAAAATTAACCGGAAAAGTTATAGATAAATATGGTAGGATAAATTATTATAATGACCAAGGAGAACTCCATAGAGAAGATGGACCTGCAAGTATAACCAAAGGAGGAGGTGAATTTTGGTTCATTAATGGTAAACTCCATAGAGAAGATGGTCCTGCTGCAAATTGGGTAGTAGATGGTCAAAAATCGTTTGGTTGGTTTTTAAACAATAAAGAGTATACTGAGGAAGAATTTAATAAAATAACAAATAAATAAACCATGAAAGATTTTTTCAAAAAAATGTTAAGCTCTTCATCTACTGTTTCAAGTAAAAGAGTAATCACCCTTGTTGCTTTTATTTTAGTAATAATTGGGTTTATATCAAACCTATATTGGGACTTTACAGTTGAAGAATTTATATTTTCAGGTGTGATGTATATTGTAATAGCTGGATTAGGAATTACAGGAGCTGAAAAATTTGTATCTAACAAAAAAAACTAATAAAGATGATTTTAAAATTAGGTTCAAAAGGTAAAGAAGTAGAACAACTACAAAAGTTTCTACAACTAGTAGCTGATGGGGATTTTGGTCCTAAAACTAATGCTGCTGTAAAAAAATTCCAAAAAGATAATAAATTAGTTGTTGATGGGGTTGTAGGACCTAAAACAATGTCTTTAATAGAAAGTAAAGAATCTATTGATTTTTCAATACTTAAAGACCATTTACCAGAAGTTGTTTATAATCAAATTGCAGATACTGCCGAAAAATTCAATATAGATACAAAGCTTAGAATGGCTCATTTCTTGGGTCAATGTGCCCATGAATCAGCAAATTTTAAATTTGTAAGTGAGAATTTAAATTACTCATCATCAGCATTAAAAAGTGTATTTGGGAAATATTTTCCAGGTGATTTAAATGAACAATATGCTAGAAAACCTGAAAAAATAGCCTCTAGAGTATATGGGGGAAGAATGGGTAATGGAGATGAAAGTACAGGTGAAGGATGGAAATATAGAGGAAGAGGATACATCCAGTTAACTGGAAAAAATAATTATACTGACTTCGGGAAATTTATCAATGAAGATATAGTTTCAAATCCTGATAGTGTTTCTGAAGAGTATGCCTTAGCATCAGCAGCATTTTTCTTTAATAAAAATAAACTATGGTCTATATGCGATAAAGGATCTAGTGAAGCAAATGTTAAATCATTAACTAAAAGAGTTAATGGGGGTTATCATGGTTTAGAAGATAGGATAAATAAATTTAATCACTTCTGGGATATATTGAAATAAAAAATTATGTTTAAATTATTTAAAAGAATAAAAGAATTAACATTCCCTACTATAATAGCTTTATCTGCATTATCAGTATCTGCTTCAGCTGCTTTCTACTCAATCAGTGGTTTAAGTAAATTATTTGCTGGAGCTCAGTTTGAGGTAATAGTAATGGCAAGTTCATTAGAAGTAGCTAAATTAGTAATTGCCTCTTTATTATATCAATATTGGTCAACTATTAACAGGATATTAAAAGGATACTTGGTAGGTGCTTTATTAATTTTAATCCTAATCACTTCAATGGGGATTTATGGTTTTTTATCTTCTGCATATCAAGAAACAGCTAATAAAGCCGGAAATATTGACGCTCAAATTTCGTTAATTGAAGTTAAAAGAGATAATATTCAAGGTCAATTAGTGGTGTATAATGAAGAAAAATTAACTATTAATACTGCCATTAGTGAGCTGAGAAAGGGCTTATCCAACAATGTCATACAGTATAGAGACACATCTGGTCAACTAATTACTACAACATCCTCATCAACAAGACGAGCTTTAGAAAAACAATTAGATAAAGCTATGGAACGCCAAGAAGTAATTAATTCTAAAGTAGATGGTTTAAATAATCAAGTATTTGAATACGAAACCGAAATAGTAGAAATTAAAACTGGAAATGACTTAGCAGGTGAATTAGGACCTTTAAAATATATTTCAGGTATAACTGGATGGACTATGGATAAAGTAGTAAATATTCTACTATTAACTATAATATTTGTATTTGATCCCTTAGCAATCGCTTTAGTTATTGCAGCTAACATAGCTTTTGATAGATTAAAAAAAAAGTATAGAGAGAATATTTATGGGGAAGAAATAGAAATTGATGGAGAACCTCCATTCATCCCCGATACTCCCATTTCAAAATCAATAGAAGAAAAAGCTACAGAAGAAGAAAAAAGAATATTAAATAGAAGTGATATCTCGGCATGGAGGAAAAATAAAATAAAAAAAGAAATAAATAAAAGAAAAGATGAAGACGATGATCTCATCATAAAATATTAAAGTAATTTGGTTATTGTAACCTTCTTTAGTATATTTATACCAAATAAAAAGTTATGTTTAAAACTCACTCACCTAAAACAGTAACTACAAAACTGTCAAGTTTAAAACCATTAAACTATAATAGGTTTAGATGGTGGAGATCATACGATACTTACACCAAATCTCTTTCTAAAAGATCTAAATTAATAGATAAAATTAGAAACGGTGATTTTGATTTTTCTCATTATTTTTGGCAAATTCAACAAGTTGAGATAGAATTAAATCAACTTAAAGAAGAATCTATAGATTCAGGTCATTATATGGAACAATCAAGAATGACTAGAGCAAGAAGACAAAGACTTATAGATGACTTTGAAAAAGATGAAAATAATAAACTTCTTCAACTAATAGAGGAATTTACAAAACATTTTAATATTACTATTGAAACTTATTATGAAGAATTAGAATTATTCTGTGGAGATATAGAAGAATTTTACTATCATTGTAATGAAAAATTTATTGAAACTAATTAAAAACTAAACAAAAATGGGTTTATTAAAAAACTTTAAAAACAATTTCAATCCTGAGTCTAAAGATATGACTATGACTCAATATCTTAATCTATGTAAAAAGGATAGTACTATTTATTCTACCCCTGCAGAAAGGATGTTAGAGGCAATTGGTGAACCTGAAATGGTTAATACTAAAGATGATCCTAGATTAAGCAGAATCCACTCAAATAAAATTATTAAAAGATATCCTTCTTTTAGTGATTTTTATGGTATGGAAGATACAGTTGATCAGATAGTATCATTTTTCAAACATGCTGCTCAAGGATTAGAAGAAAAGAAACAAGTATTATACTTACTAGGTCCAGTGGGAGGTGGTAAATCATCATTAGCTGAAAGATTAAAACAATTAATGGAAGATAGTTTTATCTATGTTTTAGTTGCTGATGGAGAAATCTCACCCGTATTAGAAAGTCCTTTAGGTATCTTTTCATCTCATAAAGATGAATTAGAAGAAGAATTTGGAGTACCAGGTAGATATTTACCATCTTGTGCTTCACCTTGGGCAACTAAGAGATTAAAAGAATTTGAAGGTGATATTACTAAATTTAGTGTTAGAAAAATTAAATTATCTATTGCATCTCAATTAGGTATTTCCAAAACAGAACCAGGAGATGAAAATAATCAAGATATATCAGCATTAGTTGGTAAAGTTGACATTAGAAAATTAGCTGAATTCCCACAGGATGATGCTGATGCTTATAGTTATTCTGGAGCTTTATGTAAATCTAA